CCTTCCCGTAGATTTCTGCAGGTTCACCGGTGTAATCACCATTCTCGTCAACTGCGCTTTCATATCCTTCCATATGCGAGTACCAAATCTTTTTAGTATTGATTCGTGCATTAAGCATCTAAACCACCTCACATATCGGAGTTACATCACTGAACAGTGTTGACTTGGCAAAGAATCTTGACGTGCCTGCGTCAGTAAGCATTGAAAGACCTTCTGCGCCGATTCTGCCGTACATCTCCGGCAGGACTGTCATTGCTATGTTGGTCTTCCTTGTCTCGAAGTACTTTTTAACATCAGCTTCAATCATTTCCTTTGTATATGTGGAAGGATACGACCGAAGTGTCTTATAGTAATCAATCAGCGACGCGATAAGCAGAAGCAGTATGTCATCGCTGATGTCTTCTTCAATCATTTTGAAGTACGAGCTTGCTAATTCTAAAATCTCCTGCTCCATCTTGGCTCACCTCGCTTAACTGTTAAGATAAATGGTGCACTGGCAGGAGTAAGCCTGTCCGTCATATGCTTTTTCGATACCAACTGTAACTACCGTTTCTGTATTGCTTATACATCTGACACTTTTTTTTGCTGGATCGCCATACGGATCTGGATATAGCGCTACATCCAGCCCCATTGAATCCATTGGACGAACAAACCACACATCGTCACTTGTGATGCCACCCGGAATATTGGTCTCGCAAACCAAGTCGGCAGACTCCGTATTGTCCAAATGGACTTCTTCTGGGTTCATCCGCATTTCATATATTACTTCCGTCCCATCAGTGATCTCACTGCTTAAAAATACCGTCAAGGTCATTTCTCTCGCAGAATTAACATCGCCACCATTTACTCTTATAACACCGCACCCTGTCCAAGTGAACAGTCCGTGTTCGCCTTGCTCTCCGAATCTCAATTCGAAATGCAGGTCCGCTTTACCGTCATCCAGAAGTTCCTGAAGGTCTGCAAAAGTTTCCTGCTTGAAATTCATGAGAAAGTCAATGGATTCCATTGACTGTACGCCAGCAACATTCATCTGCTGTTCGTCTTCGCAATCAGTGACTTCAATCTGTTCGGGAGAGCCGCCAAGGTCGGGATACTGCTTGATATAAAACAAGGTATCCGCAGATTCAGTTCCGATATAGAGATATGTTCCAATTGTAGATTGACCTTTCATCAGAACACACCCCCTTTACTTCACCTTGCGACCACGCCTCTTGGGGGCCACTACAGGCTCTTCTATTTTTTCTGGTTCGGCAACCTCGGGAGGGTTCATGATGGGAGCAACCACTGGCTCCTCTTTAACGATTTTCCATCCATCCCTTAAAAAGACAGATGCCTGTATATCATTCGCCAGCTCCCTGACCTTACCATCCTTAGTTACTTTCACCATGTATAAATACCTCACTAAAAAGCGGAGAGCAGACCTTATCGGAAAATCCACCCTCCGTATTATTTATTGCATTGTGTTACTCAGTCTGACACGTGAGACCAGACAGGTCATATACATAGCGCTGAGTTGTTGCTCCGCTGATTGCCTCAACAACAAACTTCTGGGTATTCTTGTTAGTAACCTTCATAACGGCATTCATATCCTCGTCAAGTTCTACCAGACCACTGCTTACGGACGGTTCCATACCGACCTTAATGCTGGTTACCTTGGTATCATTGTTGGTGAATTTCAATGCCAGGAAGTTACCTTCACCCCATGTAGTTGGGAGAGATCCGGTATCAACAAACTTCAGCGTACCAGTGATTGCGCCGTTGGCGATTGCTATGTTAGTCTGTAAATCGCTTACTGTATGGCCGAACAGCACAGTCCCAGCAGCCTCAGCCTCCACTGTGGGACTTACGAAGGGTTTTCGATTACCGCAATGGCATCCTGCTTCTTGTTCAGAATGAATGCATCGTAACGTACTCTACCTTCGATCAGCCAACCATTGATTCCCGGAGGATCCATATGAATCTTGTAGTCCTGCAGCTTAACAGGAGATACCATTGCCATGCGGTTGGTAACGATGCACTGTACATTAGTCGGGAAATAGCTGGACGGAGCCTTAACAATGTAGACACCATCGATCTCACCAACAACACCGGTGATTGCGATTCGCTGAGACATATCAGACTCTTTGACAAAGTTGTCGGAAAGTTTGATGTAGTTCAGGAAAGCCGGAGTCACGATAGCGAAACGACCACCCTGCGGGACTTTGGCGTTGTCAAGGTCTTCCTGACAAGCGAGAAACAGGCTATAAGCATTGGAAGCGGAAACAGCATTGTCGTCATGTACGTGAGCAGCTTTACAGCCGGAAACGTATGCAGCGATTCTGTAGGTATCAACCTCAGGGATCACTACCTCTGTGATCTGACGAGCAAGTGCTTTACCTGCCTCAAGGGTCATCATAGTGTCATCGTAAGATTTTCTGTCGATTGTAAATGTGAAGGATCTGTCTTTCTGTACCTTCATCTCCTGTACTGCATTTTCCAGTTCAGCAGGAGTGCCATATCTGGACGCACCAGTAAGGCTATAGTCGTTCATAGATGCGGTCGGAATAGAGAAGACGTTAACGGTCTCTACACCGATCCAGTCGTAAGAATCATTAATCATTCCAGAGGTCAGAGGTCCAATACTGAACCGCTCATCGACCAGTGAACTATATTTCTCAGCATAATTTACTGCCATAGTTTGTCATCCTCGCTTTCTGTTATTATTTAAAAGCATTTTTAAAACCTTCCAGAAACGGATCTTTTTCTTTTTCTTCCCCTCCGTTACCTACATTGGGGCCTGGACGGTTTTTGTACCATTCCGCTTCTTTCGCTTTAATAATTGCGTCAGTATGTTTCTTGTGAACCTCGGCAAGAAGATCGTAGTCGCCCGAAACCTCTGCCTCCGCAGCCTGCGTTGCCAATTCTTCACTCATGCCCTGCAGAGCATATCTGCTCTTCGCTTCCGCCTTCTTCTTGAAGGCTTCCAGATCAGCAATGTACTGGCGCTGAGCCTCCTCGGCCTTCTGCTTCTCCTCGTTCTGGATCTCCTCAGCAGACTGCTTTTCACGTAAAGCCTTCTTGTACTTGGCTGCCTCCGAAGCTGTGTTGTCCAGGCTGTTTTTCAACTTCACTTTTTCGGCACGTTCCTTAGCAAGTTCTGCCATCAGTTCCTCGATGGACGGAGCCTTTGGCTCTTCCTTCACGGGAGTTTCCTGCGGTGTGTTTTCAGTTCCAGTTGTTTCTATGTTGTTTTTGATTTCTTCTGCCATTTTTGTGTTTCCTTTCTGCGTTTTTTGAAGTCTTCTCTGACTTTTTGCGTTTGGTAAGGCGCTTTCTCTGCGCCGGTATATATAAAAAGAGACCCACGCCAAATGTGAGTCTCTCGTTATATTTGAGTTATAAAAATCTCAGAGTGCAGCGACAATTCACGCACTCTTCGGGGCCTCCGTTATCCCAGTCTTTTGGAAATCTCATCAGGTAATCTCCAACCTGAAAAAAACCATCTATCGGGATCGTCGTTCCGTCAATTTTAGCGTGGGTTCTTCGAACCCTTTCGTCTTTCATGGTGATCCATTGCTTACGAGTAAATCCATCTGCTTTCGCCTGCCGGAACTGCTCATAGTTGAATATCGTGTTCGCCTCATTCTCGGCATTGTATCGCGCCCTGTCTTCGGATACATAATAAGCAGCTTTCTCTTCTTCACCCTCTGCGGCGGTCTGAAGGTGTTTCACTGTAGTATCAACGAAGTTGGTCGAATACTGATTGATGTAACTCAACATCTCCGAATCAGGAACGGTGTATTCACTGACAAGGTCTTTGATTGTTTCTTCAAGCCGTGCAGTTACCGCAGGAATATTCCCGAGTGTCTGCTGCTCAATGACGGTGTAAATAAGAACCATTATTTCGAACAGCTCATCTTCCAGCTTCCTTGCGAATTCCTTCCGGTCTTCCTTTTCTCCGACAGGAAGGTTCATCTCATCGAAATACCTGTCTATCGGAATACTTCGCTCCGGCAGTTCTCTGCTCAACCTGTTCAGTTCATCGAACGCAAGCATCAGACTTCACCACCTTTAGAGTAATCCACTCCGGTTTTAACACCATCAAGGATTGGCGAATTTGAAACTTGGTCTGTAGTATCCGACATGATCCTGTCGTTCTTATCAGTGGCTTCGCCCTTCTGGTAGATAGCTTCCTGATACCGCTCGATACCGTCTTTGGAATCTTCCCAAGCCTTCGCAACATCCGGGAACAGGTCGACCGTCTCCATCGCTATTCTGCCGTTGACGCCATTCTTTATCATCGTGACCATAGCATTTACTTTCGTGCCAAGGTCAAAGGTCTTCTGTCTGGTGAATTTCGGCTCGATATCTGACAGCTTCAGATTCTTGACCGATTCATTTCCCTTGAAGAAGGGAGATTTCTTAATAGCGATAAGTTCGAGTGCGGCTATCTCCATCTTGAAGGCTTTTGTAATATTCTCCTGAGCCATTGCCACTGCTTCGGCAGCCGCCCATCCGGCAGACATGCTCATTGCAGATGCTGTGGAGCCTCCACCTGGCTCGCTCTGAAGCGGAACATAACACTTCTGAAGGATTGTGTTTCTCTTTGTTATGATATTGTCCTCGACCCCTTCATAGTTGAAGTTACTGCCAAGGGCCTGAATCATTGGCCTGTTCCCATTGGGAGCGGTCTTTGTTTTCACCCACTGCCCCGTTTTCGGAGAAGAAGGTTTGCCAGTTTGAGGATCAACGGGAAAATCAGCATCATTCATCCACCAGATTTCCTGCGTCTGCTGAGCAACACTGTTTGCAAAGTCGGACACCTCGATGTTTAAAGCGTCCATGTCGGGAATCTGCCGTTCGAAGATGCCAAGACGATCGAAAGACCGCAGACATTCGCAAACAGGCACTCTTCCGAAGGGGTTGGCTTCTCCGGACCGCTGACCAAGAAGCCATTTCTCAGTTTTCTGTCCATTAACAACCTCTATCTCATCCCGCACCTCGAACCATTTGTCCTTGGTGATGCAGGTAAAGTATCTGGAACCGTCCTCAAGCTCTCTGTAGGTAACTGACATCATCTTTGTCTGACGGACGTCGTTCCGATAAACGATAAACGTATACGCCGGATCCAGAGTATTCAGGTCAAATGGCGATTCACCGTCAATGTAGTCTCTTTTAATGTCGACCATTTGGTAGCCGATGCCGGCGATCTCAACACTTCTCCCAAGTTGCTGATCCTTTGCAAAGCAGAATTCCATATCATTGAACAGGTTGAGTAATGTGATCCCGTTGTCATCTTCCTGAGTGACATCCAGTGCTTTACTCCTACTGTCATTCTTCTGAACATACGTAATCGGGTTGCCCCAATGGTAGCCCATCTTAAACTCGACAATCTGGTTCGCGATATTGTCAGATACCTCGATGTTGATATCATCTCTGATTATTTTCTTCCGTTTCAGCGGCTGGATGCCCTTCTCGTATCTCGTCAGATAAAATATCTCTGCCTGATTCTGTTCATGATAGATCAATGCTTTCTGGAGAACCGGGATCACATTCTCTTCGGTAATCTCCGTGGCATCTGTATATATTCTTCTCCGACCGAGAAGCTCGACTTTATCTTTTGTGTAGGCGCTTGTCGCCCCATAGGTCATTGCCATGCTTGAGATCACCTCCGTTTTTGGCAATAAAAAAGGCCCAGGAATCAATTCCCAGACCTCTTACATCTTTTTTCAGTTTATACTATATCACAAGACCTATATGACATTCAATGACATTTCTGCATTTTTCTCAGTTTTTCTCACTTTTTCTCGTTTTTTCTCTCTTTTTCGAGATATTTCTCGCTGAATTTCAGCAGAGCCTTGCCGTGAATCCGGATCGTTTGTCTCCAACAAAGCCCAATCCGCTGGTCAGCGATACGCTCGAATGGCTCGGCTTTAACATAGCGCCAATACAAGACGTCCCTGTGCTTCGGATTTTCCAATCCGTCTATCTGCCTGCTGATAATCCGCTCTTTTTCGCAGTATTTGTGGACGAGAACCTGCAATTCAGACTCCAGTTCCAGAATATCTGCGACAATGGCAGCAATCTTGTCAGGATCACTCGAAGACTGGACCCTGACGTCATCCGTACTCGACGTGATCGAGACCATTGTGTCCCGCAGGGAGTTAATCTGGTCCTGTTTTTTGTATATCTCGTTCTTCAGGCTCTTTATCTGCCCAAGATATTCCTTTGCATTCATCAGCTATCCCTCCTCTCAAAACGGGCTATCCATTATCTCAGTCTGCGCGCCGGTTATATTCCCAACAAACTGGGCAAACTGTGCCAACCCGTCAGGAACGTCATCATTGGCATTCTTGCCTGCCACAGTATATGTCTTAAGCATTGACATCGCCTTCCCATAGTCAGATTTCGGAGAGTATAACGAATCATCTTTGAAGAGAACATGCTTCTTTACCCATTCGGCATTGACAATAATCTTCGTCTCTTTATTCTGCGTGGTGTAATGCATGGTGATCCCGCAAGCCTGCTTCCCCTGGATCCGTTTTTCGACTTCAGTTCCGATACGATCGCCGCCGTTATTGCTCTCGAAGTCAATCATCTGCATTCTGTTCTGGATAATGATATCGGCAATCCTCTGATACTGAATTTCATAATCAGCTTCATCCGAGCAGATACAGTCGTCCATGTAATAATCATTGCCATACTGTTTCATGCATGGCAGGAACATATAGTCAGTTCCCTTGTTCTTCGTATCACAGATGCCAGTGATTGAATCAGGGCCTCTATCCGGCAGAGCAACATATCTTCTCAGAGAATCCTCTGGGTACAGAAGGCCTTCTCTCTCGACAGGTTCGTTCTTGTACAGGCACTTATAGGACACGTCATCCATCGTGTTTGCGACATCTTCGAAGTATTCTTTCGAGAATCCTACGCCAAACTTGTAGTTAAAATTGCTTTCACCGGTCTCAGGGTCGATATCAGGCACAGCAATGAATCTGGCTCTCGGATTATTGGCATGTTTTCTCATAACGCGGCCAATAACATCATGGACTGACCATCTTGTGCAGACATGCAGCTCCTTGCACCTGTCAATACGCCTCTGGAGCAGGTCAACAGAATAGCTCTGCCACAGTTTGTCCAGACGAGGCTTGCTTACGGCCTCCTCAATTCCACTACATAAGTCATCGTTCAAGAGATATCTGTTTGCCCTGACACGTCCTGCCAGCTTCTGTTCGATGGACACACATGACAGCGACTTGAATGGCTTATAATCGCCGAAATTCAACTGCATCTCCTTGGCGTTTGACGAATATCTCTTGACCGTCGGAAATATATCGGCATATTTGTACTCTGGACTGCTCGTCAATGCATCTACAGCATCATAAAACATCCTGCATATGCCACCAGAGTGGGATGCGAAGATACTGTAGTCATCAATATGCCTGCCAATAACCCAAGGCATGAAGAATTCTTCAAGTGTGGTCTTGCCCGCCCCGGGCACAAGCGACAATCCACCAACATCCAGCAGGTCATCCTCCATTTCTTGGAATAACTGAATCGCCCCGACCTTAAGCAGTTGCGCCCTTCTTGGCAGATAGAACCTGTTCTTTGCAGGCCTGTCCTTCTCCATGTACAGCATGAAGCTGTCGAAATCGTATTGAGCCAGAAGCAACAGCGACCTCCAAAAAAGATCCACGAAGCGAATGTCCGTTCTTGATTCGGTTACGGCAACATTCCTGACAATCTTGGCATTCTCGACAATCGTCTTTCCGTCAACGACATTGCCATCCATCTCGCCATATTCCTTGAGCGCGAAGAGCATGTCCAGAAGGTTCGACGGATTATCAAACACATATAGATCCCTGTTGCGAAGCTTATTGATTATCCGGTAATAAGCTTGTAGTTCCCTCTGATCACTTTCCTTTCGCCTTGATTTTTTTGATTAAATCGCAGGAGACGGATTCGAACCGCCGTACTGCGCCGAGGACGCGCATGAGTCGCCACTACTCTATCCTGCCAAAAAGGAGGTGGGGCCAGTACATAGCAGTCGTACCAGCCCCAAACATGAAAAACATCAACCAATGGTTAGGCAAAAACGTCTCATTCATGACTGTTGTTAAGCCCATAAAAATTGCTGTCCCAGCCACATGACGTCTTTTTGTTTTTTGGAAAATTTTTTTAGAATCAAAGTCTTGAGATTAACAGAATTTATGTTATTCGGCTAACAAACCTGCCTGGCTTTGTAGCCTACATCGTTCTCACCAGTATCATGATAAAAGATTTCTTCAACATACCCGACGCTTATCTCTTAATGCTTTATCCAAATAGCTACCCCCGTTATATATAAAATATATTTTATATTATTGTTTTGGAGATATAAGTGAATAACTGCCTTTTTGTTTCTTGGAATATCGAAGGGGATAAGTAGCGCGTTGTCGGAATATTCTGAAACCCCCTGCGGCTTTCCTTGTTGCGTACACAATTCATGCTTCTTGAGATATTGCCTAACAGTTCACACAATGACGCAAGTTACTGCTATTTTGCACTCAATAGCAATTATTTTGTTTCATTGTCCCCGTCGGGTATAGTACCGGGGGCGGGGACACGGTATACAATACCCGAACAATTCAGTCTATTGGATAAACTCTTGTTTTCCGTATAGATGAATGACTATTATTATATATTATATACAATAATACATATGCTGTATTGTGCAATACTTACAAGTTGTTTGTTGTGTCTTTCCAGTACGCACAAATAACCGGTTTAGTTTTCGGGCAAATCGTTTTCAAGCTCTAAAGCTATCTGTTCTGGACTCTTCACAGCTTGCTGGACCGCTGCTATTTCAACTTGCTGAACATCGCTCAAACCGTCAAAGTTCTTTTGCCAAAAAATCAAAACGGGGGGCGAAAGTTTATTGCATGATCCCAACAATTCCCGGTATTCTGTCAAGTGGGAACAAGCTTTTTTTATAAGTTCCACGGTCTGAAAAGTTGTATTTAATTTTAT